ATCCTCATCCTTGTCGGTCACCTCTATGACAACCGCGGCGGCTCCAACCAGGGCGGCCCTCCTGCCGTCCTGGACGTGCTGATCCGTCCCTATCGCCGCGTGACCGTCTGATGCCCGACATCATCGGTCTCCTCTCCTCCCGCGTCTCGTTCCACCGGGCCTATGAGGCCGAGGGGGCGATGGGCCGCAAGGTGGGGGTGAGGATCTGCATCGACGAACGCTGGGCCTCGGTCCGGCCGGATCGCGGCACCACGGCGCTGGAGGGCCAGGTGCCGGTGGACCGCTGCGACCTCATCGTCACCCTGCGCACCGGCGGCATCGTCGATCAGCTGACGATCGAGGACCGCCTCGTCCATCCGGCCCGCTCCGGCGACTGGTACCGCATCACGTCGATCGAGCCGGCCAACCGGCAGACCGGCCGCCGCACGCTCTACTGCGTCCGCGAGGCGCGGCCCTCGCCCGCCGACGACGCCTGATCCCTTTCATCCGTTCCCGCTTCTCAACCACCAGGAGGCCGCCATGGGCGCGCAGCTCGACATCGCCGTGCAGATTCTCGGCAGCTACACCGGTTCCAACGACATCGCCGCCGTCACCGCGGCCTTCTCCAAGCGCAAGGCGCTGGGCTTCACCTCCGGCACGGGCGCCGGCCAGGCCGACAAGGTCTTCTCCGACACCCGGTCGATCCCCGCCTCGTCCAACGACGACATCGACCTCGCCGGCTCGCTCGTCGATCCGCTCGGCGCGGCGCTCACCTTCGCCGGCATCAAGGCGATCTACATCGAGGCCGATGCCGCCAACGTCAACGAGGTCGTCGTCGGCGGTCACGACACCGCGGCCTTCCTCGGTCCCTTTGCGGACGCCACCGACAAGGTGAAGCTGAAGCCGGGCGAGGTGCTGCTGGTCACCAATCGCACCGCCGCCGGCTGGCCCGTCACCGCCACCACGGCCGACATCCTGCGCATCGCCAATGGCGGCTCGGGCTCGGCCGTCGGCTATTCCATCATCCTGGTCGGCGACAGCGCGTAATGGCGATCGCCGGCCTCGCGGCCCGGGCCCTTCTCTTCGCGGCCCCCAACATCCCGGCGGCCACGGCCGCCGCCGGGGTGCTGGGTGTCATCGAGACGCTCACCGGCCTGAAGAAGGTCTGGTCCAGCATCGTCACCCTGGTCGGTGGCGGCGACGAGCGTCTGGCGAAGGAGATCGTCGCCCTGCAGCGCGAGCGCGGGCCCGACGACACCTTCACCCTCGAGCGCGGCACCGACTGGCGGCGCGAGGGCGACGAGATCGTCATCACCGCCTCGGCCGTCCGCCGGCTCACCTCGGGCGACAGCGACGACTACGCCTGGTTCGTCGAGCGCGGCACCGACGACACCGAGGCGCAGCCCTTCTTCTGGGGTTCGGCGGCGGAGCGGTTCGCCGCCTGGGGGCGCGACATGGACCAGATCCTCGATACGGCCGCCGCCGAATTCAACGCAGGGTGATCCATGCGCTACCGCGTCACCGAGAACCGCGTCATGACCGGCTACGAGCTGAAGGCCTCCTTCCTCTATGATGCCGGGCAGATCGTCGACGACACGGTGGATCCGCCCGATCATGTCGAGCGGCTTCTCGCCGCCGGCGTGCTCGAGCCGATCGCCGAGGATCCGCCGCCGCCTGCTCCCGCCCGCCGCGGGAGGGCCGCATCATGAGCCTGTCGCCGGAAGAGGCGGTGGGCGCCGCCGTCGCCGCCCTGGTCAGGCCGGCGCTCGCCCCTCTCGCCTTCTATGACTACGTGCCGGCGGATGGCGAGCTGCGCCTGCCTCTCGCCGCCCTCGGCGTCGTCGGCTCGCAGCGCCAGCACGGCAACCGCTGCGGCAAGGTCTGGCAGGTGTCTTTCCGCCTGCACCTCATGTCCAAGGCCTCCGGCCGCGAGGATGCCTGGCGCTGGCTGCAGAAGCTGCGCGATGCCCTCGATGGCCAGACCCTCGCGCTGGCCGACCCGTATGCCTCCGAGACCCGCCTCAGGGAGCAGCGCGCCGGCGATGCCGCCGACCGCCTCCAGGCTTTCAACCACGCCTTCATCCAGTTCGAGCTGACGGTCTCCCGCCCGCTCGCGTGACCTGCCGCCACATCACCCTTGCCAGCGCCTGACGGAGGATCCCCATGGCCACCAATACCCTTCTCGAAACCGAGCTCGACCAGCTCTTCCTGTCGGACGGCACGGAAGGCGCCGGCCGCTTCAAGTTCATGTGCTATGTCGAGAACTTCGAGGCGCAGGACCAGCGCAACTTCACCGAGCGCATGGTCCGCGACTGCGACGACCCGGCCGCCAAGCCGGTGCGCAAGTCGACACCCGGTGCCTATTCCGGTTCCTACAGCCTCACCGGCCATGTCGCCCGCGCCAACGCCATGTATCGTGCGCTGAAGGATGCCGTGAAGAATGGCACCCGCATCGAGATGCAGCACAAGTGGGACCTGTCCGGTGCCAATGGCGGCGGCGCCGACGTCTTCTACGCCTACGTCGAGAACCATACGGAATCGGCGCCGAACGAAGGCACCGTCACCTTCACCGCCACGGTGCGTGTCGATGGCGCCAAGGCCTTCACGGCCGCCGCCTGATGACATCAACACGCATCACCCGGCCGTTCGCTGGCCGGGAGCGCGCCTTCGACGTCGCGCCGCTCGGCATCATCGAGCGGCTCGAACGGGCCTGCGGCGCCGGCATGGGCGAGATTCTCGGCCGGCTCCAGGGCCGGGGCTTCAACCCCATCACCGGCATGCCGGACCCCGTGTTCCGCCATGCCGATATCCGTGAGACGATCCGGCTGGGCCTCATCGGCGGCGGCGCCACCGATGCCGAGGCCACCGAGTGGGTGATGGAGGCGATCGACGGCCGACCCATCCTCGAGCACCTCGGCCTCGCCGTGGCGATCATGAGCGCCTACGCCTTCGGAGTGGATGACGCGCTAAAAAAATCCGAAGGCCCGGCGGCAAGGCGCCATCGCGCCGCGAAGCCGTCGGGCCCGGAGACATCACCTGGGCTCTGACTTCCGGCATGTTCATGGGCCTTGCACCGTCCGAGGTGCGAAGCCTCACCCTGCCGCAGTTCCTCAAAATGCAGGACGCCTATGCCCGCGCCCATGCCGCACCCGGCAAGGGCGGCGCGCCGCCTGCACCGCCGCCGCCCCCTGCCGACATCGCCCGCCTCCTGAAGGCGAGGGGGGAATGATCTCGTGGCCCGTCCCTCCCGCGCAAGCCGAGGGCGTGACGGGCTCCCGGCCCTCCGCTGACACTCCGTTCTGACAGGTCCCATGGCCCAGCCCATCGTCCTGCGCTTCAAGTCCGACACCGAGTCCGCCCGCAGGGCGGTGGTGGCGCTCGGCACCACGGTCGCCACCTCCATGGCCTCCGTCTCGGCCGCGGCGATCGCGGCGCACCAGTCCAGCAACCTGTCGATCGGCGGCATCGCGCTCACCGCCCTGAAGGCCGCCGCCTCGCTCACCGCCATGCAATATGCGGCGGTGGCGGCCTTCGCCGCCTTCACGGCCGCGGCGGCGGCGGGTGCTGTGGAACTGGAGAAGTTCCAGAAGCTCGCCGAGAAGGCGGCGGCCTCCAACCTCGGCACCACCTTCTTCCAGGCCTTCGTCGACGGCGCCCGTCAGCTGCGCCTCGAGACGAAGCAGCTGGAGAGCGATCTCGCCGCGTTGGAAAAGGCGACGCGGGACAAGTTCGATGCCGACCGCGCCAGCGGCGTCTCCAACCGCGCCGGCGACCTCCTGCAGGCGCGCTTCCGCGGCACCAACGACTTCGGCCTCTCGGACTCGCCCACCCTCTTCGCCAATGCCCAGAACGCCGAGGAGCGCATCCGCGCCGTCCTCGTCGCGCTGCGCGACATGGAAGGCGCCGGGCAGCGCCTGGCGGCGATCGACCTCGCCCGCCAGATCGGCCTCGACAATCTCGCCGAGCGGGTCGAGCAGGGCCGCACCTCCTTCTCCGGCTTCCTCGCCGAGGTCGAGAAGACGGCCGCCACCGGCCTGCGCGACGGCTCGCTCGTCTCGCCGGAGCTCATCGCCCGCGCCGACGAGTTGAAGCGCCGCTGGGAGGCTAATACCGAAGAGCTGTCGAAGAACCTCCGGCCGATCCTCGACGAGTGCGCCCGCCTGGCCCTTGCCATCGGCAATGGCGCGGCCTGGACGGCCGAGCAGTTCACCAACGTCGTCGGCGTCGTCGGCGAGGCCGTGCGCCTCATGCGCCAGCTCGCCAGCCTCGTTCCCGGCACCACGGCCGGCGCCATCGCCGCCACCGATGCCCAGACCATCACTGTGCTCGAAACCCGCCTGCGCGACGCGGGACTTTCGCCGTTGCAGCGCCGCGGCCTCGAACAGCAGCTGCGCGATGCGCAGGGGCGCGTCGCCCGTCGCGAGGCCTCCGACGTACCGGAGGCTCCGGTCAACTTCGGCTATGGCGGCACGCCGCCGCCGGCGACGTCCTTCAACGCCCCGGTTCCCAACGCCCGTCCGGCCTCGGCCGGTACAGGATCTGCGGCCAGCTCCGGTGGCTCCTCTGCGGAGAAGACCGATGAATGGGCCACGGCCTATGAGCGGCTCATCAACGCCATGGAGAAATCCAACGAGGTGCTGAAGGCCGAGCTGGCGACGATCGGCAAGTCGACGGTCGAGAAGGAGAAGGCCCTCGCCATCGCCAAGGCCGAGGCCGAGGCCCGCCGCACCGGCGGCACGCTCACCGACGAGCAGCGCCAGAAGATTCTCGCCCTCGCCGAGGCGCAGGGGCGGCTGAAGGACGCCATCAAGGCGGCCGAGGCGGCGCAGAAGGCTTACAACGACGCGGTCCAGTTCGCCGGCACGCTCACCTCCGGCTTCCTCTCCGACATCATCTCCGGCGGCAAGAATGCCCAGGAGGCGGTTATGAACCTGGTCAAGAAGCTTGCCGATGCGCTGCTCATGGCGGCGCTGCTCGGGCAGGGGCCTCTCACCGGCATTCTGGGCCTCGCGCCGGCGGCCGGAAGCGGGTCCACCGTCGGCGGCCTCTTCGGCATACTGGGCGGCGGCATGGGCGCTGCCGGCATGGCGGGCGGCGGTATGGCTGGCGGCGGGATGTTCGGGATGCTCGGCGGCCTCTTCGGCATGGGTAGTGCCGCGGCGCCGGCAACCCTCTCGCCCTTCATGTTCTTCCATGCAGGCGGCGTGCTCGGAACCCACGGTGCGCCTGGCTCCGTCCCGGCTGGCGTCTTCGCTGGGGCTCCGCGCTTCCATGGCGGCGGCGGACTGCGTCCGGACGAGCTGCCGATCATCGGTCAGATCGGTGAGGAGATGCTCACCCGCAACCAGCGCAGCGCCGTCGCGCAGTCGCTCGCCATGGGCGATGCCGCCATGCAGGCCCTGCAGGCGCGCTCCAGGGGCGTCACCATGGCCAACACCTATCACTTCAACAACGTCACGGCGGCCGACCGCGCGACGATCATCGCCGAGGTCGAGCGCCGCGATGCGGAGGTGGCCGGCCGCATCGTCCCGACCGTCCAGGATGCCGATCGCCACGGCATCGAGGTCATGCCCTATTCGAAGGGAATGTGATGGCCCACGTCACGCTCCAGGCCGATGTCGACGGCCTTCCGGTCCTGCCGCTCGCCCTCTATGACGAGGCCCTCATGGAGGTGCCGAATGTCGGCGAGTTCTCGGCCAGCGACGACGGCGCCGGCGTCGAGGCCGAGCTGGTGGATCCGCGCTGGACGCTCTCCGTCCGCGTCTCCGGCCTCGACTATGACGACTACATGGTGCTGAAGGGCTGGGTGCAGCGGGTGCGCACCCTGCACGCCGGCCGCTTCCTCGGCTTCGATCCGCGCACCCGGCGCCCGCGCGCCTATGACCAGGCGACCGTCACGCCGCCATCGCCCACGCTCTCGGCCGCCCTGCCGCAGGATCCGCCGCGGCTGGTGCCGCTCGCCGGCATCGGCCCGGGCTACCAGCTCTCGGCGGGCGATCGCCTCGGTATCGTCACCACCTCCGGCGTGCGCACGGTCCACGAGATCGTCGCCGACGTGACGGCGGATACCGGCGGCGCCGCCACCGTATCGGTCATTCCGCGCGTCCTGCTCGCCACCGCCTCCGGCGTCTCCGTCTCGCTCGACCGCCCGCTGCAGCTCTTCCACCTGCGCCCCGGCTCGTTCGAGCACGTCCTCTCCATTCACGGCGAGATCGCCTTCAAGGCGGTCTCGATCAACCGGGTCCTCGTGGAGATCTGATGGCCAGGGGCCTCTCCACCGACGTCCTTAATGCCCTGCGCGGCGAACGCGTCGGCGAGCGCTGGATGCTGCGCTTCGACTTCGACGAAGCCGATGGCGGTCCCGTCGGCTTCTGGTCGGGCTCCGTCGACACCACGTTCGAGGGATTGACCTATCGTCCCGGCGGTGTGCTCGAGCTCGACGTCGTCAGCTATTCGCAGGGCCTCGCCCAGCAGCTCTCGGTGGGGATCCGCACCCTGGCCGACCGCGCCATTCCCGACGCGGCCGACACCTTCGCCCGCATCGAGACGATCGCCTATATCGGCCGCCCCGTGACGCTCTACTTCGCGCTGCTCGATGCCGAGGGGAGGGTGGTGGACGTGACGCCGGAATGGTCCGGCAAGTGCGGCCCGGTCGAGCACGAGCGCGACACCGCCAAGGGCGAAGTCTCCGCCGTCATGACGCTGGAGAGCGATTCCTTCGACCACGGCCGCAAGGAAACCTCCACCTTCTCGCCGGCCCTGTTCCGCTCGGCCAATCCCGGTGACGCCTTCTTCGACAGCGTCGCGGTCACCAAGTCGATCAAGATCAAGGTAGGAAGATGAGTTCCCTCGTGGACGCATCGCGCCCGCGCAAGCCGAGGGCGCGATCGCGTCGGCAGCCGAACGGTGTCGCCAAGCCTTCTCTGCTGCGAGCCCCGCCGCGCAAGCGCGTCTGGCTTCCGGCCTTCCGGGAGGAGATGGCCCGCCTCCGGTCGCTTCAGCCGGGCTGGGGCCGGCTCGACTGCGTCACCCTCTGTCGCGACATGGTGGTGGCGCTCACCGCCGCCGACGCCAGCGCCTGGCCCTCCGGCTGGACCGATGAGGCCTCGGCCCGCCGCGTCATGGCGCGGCACGGCTTCGCCGATGTCGGCGCGGTGCTCGCCGCCGTGCTCGAGGAGATCCCGCCGGCCTTCGCCCGCCAGGGCGATGTCGGCACGGTCGCGGGGCCGGATGGCCCTGCCGGGTGCATCGTCATCGGCGAGACCCTCGCCATTGTCCGCGCCGATGGCCTGTCGGTCACCGCGCCGCGGCACCTGTTGACCCGGGCCTTCCGCGTCTGATCCATGATCCTTGCACCCGTCATCGCGGCTCTCTCGTCTGTCCTCGTCTCGGTCGGCATTCCGCTGGTCGCGGCGCAGGCGATCGTCGGCATCGGCCTTGCCGCTGGCATGTATGCGCTGCAGCGGCTCCTCACCCCGCGCCAGCGCCCCCCGGGGCAGGAGTTCGAGGCCAAGGCCGGCGCCAACGTGCCGATGTTCTGCGTCTATGGCCGGCAGCGCCTCGCCGGAGCGGTCATGCCGCCGGTGCAGACCGGCCGCCGGGTGCTGCATGTCCGCGTCCTTGGCATCGACTGGCATGACGCCTTGGAGGCCATCGTCATCGACGGCGAGCGCTGCCGCTTCAACGGCATCGACGGGCAGTGGTCGAATGCCGGCAAGCAGTTCCAGGGCGGACTCCTCGGCGACCCCGACACCGGCGGCGACGGCACCCATGTCGGCGACCCGCCCTGGACGTCCGGCCTCCAGTCCGCCGGCGCCGACGGCTCGTCCTGGGTCACCACCAAGGAATACGGCAACAACGTCAAGGTGAAGTTCTATGACGGGCGCCCGGTGCAGAACTCCGATGCGACGCTCGTCGCCCAGTCCGGATCCGATGCCCAGGGCAACAAGTTCTGGACGTCCGACCACAAGGGCGGCGGCGTCTGCTACGCCATCGTCGATATCGAGCCGGATTCCAACAAGAACCTCTCGGCCAATCCGCAGATCGAGTTCATCGTCCGTGGCCGTCGCCTCTGGGATCCGCGCAAGGACCCGGTCTATGGCGGCACCGGCAGCCATACCCGCGCCAACAAGGCGACCTGGGAGTGGAGCGACAATGTCGCTCTCGCCGTGACCGATTACCGCCTCGGCGTCTTCATCGGCGGCGTGAAGGTGTTTGGCATCGGCACGCCGATCGCTAGGCTTCGCATGGACAGCCGCATCGCCGCGGCGAACCTCTGCGACACGCCGCGCCCTCTCCTCGACGACGAGGAAGAGCCGATGTGGCGCATTGCGGCGGTCATCACCAACGAGCGCGTCCCCCGCGATAACCTGCAGATCTTCTATGATGCCATGGCCGGCTGGGAGACCGAGCGCGGCGGCACCTATCGCCTCACCGCCGGCGGGCCGCAGACGCCGGTGGTCGCCATCACCGACGCCGACCTGGTGAAGGGCCCGCGGCGCTACAAGGCCAAGAAGCCGCGCTCCGACCGCTACAACGCCGTGGCCGGCAAGTTCGCCGATCCCTGGAACGCCTTCGAGCTGCAGGATCTGCCCCTGCGCACGTCCAGCGAGGACGAGGCGATCGACGGCGGCGAGCGGCTGACCATGACGCTGACCCTCTCGCAGGTGCCGAGCCAGACGCAGGCGCAGCACCTGATGGAGATCGCCCGCCGGCGCATGCGCCTGCAGGCGACCGCCACGGTCGCCGTGCCGCCGCGGCTGCGCGACGCCGAGACCATGGACACCATCACCTGGGCCTCGACCTATCACGGTGGCGCACCCAGAGAGTTCCACATCCAGCAGTGGAAGAAGCAGCGCGACCTGACGCTGTCCTGGGGCCTCGTCGAGACTTCGGCCGACATCTGGGACTGGGATCCGGAGGCTGACCAGCTCGACCCGCTCGTGGCGGCCGACCTGCCCTCGGCGGCGGAGCGGCTGGCGACCGTCGCCGGCTTCGCTGTCGCGGCGAGCTACGATGTCGGCGAGGGCGGCCAGAAGCTCCCCGTGTTCCTCTGCTCCTGGACGCCGATCGCCGATCTGACGGTGGACGCCGTCATCGTCCGCTACCGGCCGGTGGGCACGACCGAGTGGTCGCAGCAGCGCTTCGACACGACCGATACGCTGGCCGCCGGCGAGGGCAAGATCTCGGCCGGCATCCAGGCCGAGACGGACTACGAGTTCGAGGCCGATCTCGCCACCACGCCACCGCGCTATACGACAATGCAGACGCCGGCGCCGGTGACCTCCGACCCGAACCATGTGGTGAAGAAGGCGATCATCACCGACACGGTGGAGCCGGGAGGGGTGGACTATGGCGCCCTGGACGATGCCACGCAAGCCGGCCTTGCCGCGGTCAACGACCGCCTGCAGGCAGCACGCGACCTCATGGAACAGCTTTCCGCCCAGGTGCAGGGGCTGGAACAGCAGGTAACGGACAACTTCAGCTTTGAGGCGCGCCGGCTGCGCTCGGTGAGGGAGGGCGCGTTCGCATCCATCGATCACCTCGAGGCGACAAAGGTCGATGAGTCCGGCGCTATGGCCCTGATCGCCTCGGCGCTGACGGCGCGGTTCGGTGTGCAGGGCGAGCCCGGCAGCGTCGAGGCGCAGATCGAGCAGATATTCAACGTCACCGCCGGCCCGACCGGAGCCTCGGCACTGTGGTCGGTGCAGCTCGACGTCGATGGCCGTGTGTCGGGCCTCAAGAACCTCAACACAGGCGAGACAAGCGCCTTCATCATCCGCGCCGACCTGTTCGGCATCGAAAACCCGGATACCGAGGAGCTGTCGCTCTACTACGACGCCGACACCAAAACCTTCGTGATCAAGGATGGCACGCTGATTGCGGCCAAGGTCACATCCGTGTCCGGCCGCATGGTCTCCGACTATGCCAACGAAGTCGCCTACTGGCTCGACGAGTCCGATGAGGTGATCGTCCAGATTGGTGACCTGGACTACGAACCATGAGCCGGGGGATCAAGGTACGCGATGAGGCCGGCATTCTCGGCCCGCTGTCGGCGTCGCGCGTCAGCCGCATCTTCTATGCCCGCGACTTTCAGCCAAGCGATCCCGATGCGACGGTCGGCGGCGGGTCGGCATCGTTTTCGATTAGCATTCCAGACTTCGACACCACCAAGGGCATCCTGTTTTCCCGCACAATCATCTCGACCTATCAGCCATGGTGGGTGGCGGCGCACATCAGGGACAATGACAGCCCGAACGTCTACTGGCTGACGTTCTTCGTCAGCGAAGGCACGTGGAACAACTCCACCAAGACGCTGGCGCTCAGCGTTTCGACCAACCCTGATGGCAACGGAAATCCGGTCGGGCGATCCGTCTATGGGGTGATGTTCGCATGACCTTCGGCGCCCGCCTCGGCATCAAGAACTCCGCTGGAGAGGTCCAGATCGACCAGGAGTTCCTCACCCTCGAGGTCTTCGACGAGGGAGTCTTCACCTCCGCCGGCGGCGGCTATGACGACCTGCACACCTTGACCTTTTCCAGCATCGACAGCCCCATGGTCTTCATCCAGATGGCCGTCGACACCCGCTACTTCTTCGGCCCGACGACCGAGACGACCTTCTGGTGCTCAAGCAACCACGGCTCTGGCGCCACCTTCGCCTACAAGCTCTGCGGCTTTCGCCCGACGCCGCAGGCGCTGCCGGGTGGCTTCGGCTTCAAGGTCAACCAGCCGGCATCGCCGGACGCGGCCTTCGCATCGCCACGGGAATACATCCGCATCATCGACGCGCTGCAGACCGTCGACTCCTTCGACGCAAGCCCGCTTCGGTCCGGTGACTCCTACACCTTCTCCACCGCCGGCGACGGCTCTATCAACTGGCGCCAATACAACCACCCGACCAAGCCGATCAGCACCAGTGCCTTCTGGCACGCGGCCATGACCGGCCTTGGCCCGCGCCCTGGCTCTGACAACTCGACCCCCTACGTCCTCGAGCGCAAGTCGTCGACCCGATACGAACTCCGCTCGGACGGTGTGGTCTCCAAGTCGAACCGCGAGGCCATGGGCCTTCCCGACCCCACCGGCGTTGCCTGGTGGGCCAATCACCTGATCGCTGAATAGCGCCGCTCCCGCCCCATTCCGCCCTGCCTCACCCCTCCCCAAGGGAATGACAGCCCATGTCCGACGTCGCCTACATCACCAATGCGGCTGCGACCCTGACCTTCACGGCGGGGTCGAAGACCGTGACCGTGACCGGCACCAATCCGATCCTCGAGGGTGTGGAGCGCGGAGACCGGGCGGTGGACCCGAGCGGCGTGGAACTGGCGATCGACGCCGTCGCCGCCGGCACGCTGACCCTGCTGCGGAACGCGCCGACCTCCGGCACGGTGCAGTTCGACATCGCGCCGGTCTCGCGGCTGCGCACCTCGCTCGCCGCCAATGCCGAGGTGACGCGCGCGGTCTATGCGAAGCAGCTTGCCGCAGTCGAGGACAACCGCTCGATCCCGGTCATCAGCCTGGCGACGGCCCCGCCGGGTTCGCCGGCGGATGGGGACCGTCATCTCGTCATCGCCACCGCCACTGGCGCCTTCGCCGGCAAGGAAGGCTATATCGCGCAGTACGACGCGGCGAACACCCGCTGGATCTACATTGCGCCGATCGCCGGCATGAAGGTCACGGTCGATGGCTCGGCGGTGCTCAGGATCTACACCGGGGCCGCGTGGACGGTCAGCGGCGCCACCGCTGCCTCTGACATCGCCTTCACTCCCACCGGTGGCGTCGCCGCGACGACCGTGCAGACGGCAATCGCCGAGGTGGACAGCGCAAAGGCGAGCGGCCCCGCCTCGTCATCCGACAATGCGATCGCGCGCTTCGATAGCACGTCTGGCAAAGCAATCCAGAACTCCGGCGTCTTCATTGACGACAGCAGCAACTTGCTCCTCGGGTATGGCACCTCGGTCCCTATCGGGCCGACTAGCGCCACGCATCCACAGGCGCAAATCCATGGCGGCTCAGGCGGCGTCTTCAGTTCCGTTTATCGCTGGTCGGCCGATACAGCCGGCCCTGGCTTCGACATGGTCAAGTCTCGCGGTGCGTCCATCGGCACGCGAGGGGTAGTCCAGTCCGGCGACGTGCTCGGCCTGATGTCATGGCGCGGCGATGACGGCACGAACTTCCCCGGCGCCGCGCTAATCCGGGTTGTTGTCGACGGGCCCCCCGGCGCTGGCGATATGCCGGGCCGTATCGAGTTCGGCACGACCGCGGACGGCGCATCTGCGTCGACTATTCGCGGGTCGGTCAATTCGGCCGGTCGGTGGCTTTTGTCTGGCGATCTCACCCTTGGTTTTGCGGCCCTCTCTCCATATGCGCCGAAGATCCACCTGGGCGGCGTGACCGCTGCATCGGGCCCGACCCTGGGCGCTGTCACGGGGCTGACGGCGGTCTTCAGCAACACAGACTCAGCATACGGTCTCGGCTTCGGCTCGACCCCAGCTGGGCCGTCATTCTTGCAAGTTCAGCGCGTCGACGGCACCGCCATCGCCTACAACCTTCAACTTCAGCCGGCGGGCGGGAGCGTCGCAATTGGCGGTACTGCCGCAAATCTCGGCGGCGTCGGCTGCGCCGTTACCGTCAACAACTCCAATGCGGCGACGTTCTCCGGTTCGGAAGTGGCCTCTGCTGGCACACTTCGCGGCGGCATTTACGGCAGCAGCAGCGACTTCAGGGTCGTCGCGTCCGGATCGTTGCCGCTCTATCTTGTCCAGAACAGCACCGTGCAGCTGAACATTGGTTCGGGGGTTATTGCCGCCAATCTGCCGATCAAGCTGCCGTCCTACACCGTCGGAACCGTGCCCAGCGCGTCGACTGCTGGTGCAGGCGCCCACATCCACGTCACCAACGAGACCGGCGGCGCGGTCACCGCCTTCAGCGACGGCACCAACTGGCGACGCGTGACCGACCGCGCCGTCATCTCCTAACCCAAGGACACCACCATGAGCGTCGAACGCATCCTCGTCGTCTTCAACGAAGACGGCAGCGTAAAGGGTATTGCCAGCTACACCGAGAACGGCGCGGCTGAGCCTATGACGGAGGAGGCGGCAGCAGCGCTTCTTCCGCATGCCGACCTTCTCGCGCAGGTCCAGGCGCTACAGGCGACACAGCAGGCCAATGAGAAGCGCGCCACGGATGCCGAGGCCGACCGCGACGAAAAGGTCGCCACCGCTGAAGCAGCGCGAGCAGCCGCGGTGGCCGCGGCCGAAGCGGCCCTCGCCGGACGAGACGAGACGATCGCCACGCTCGAGGCGCGCATCGCCGAACTGACGGCGCAGCCGGCGTCGATCATCGTCTCCGACCGCCAGTTCTTCCAGTCGCTGGCCATGGGCGGCAAGATCACCGAGGCCGAGGCCGAGGCGGCGGTGGCCACCGGCACGATTCCCGCCGACATGGCGGCGCTCGTCGATCAGCTTCCCCCCGACCAGCAGTTCAATGCCCGCATGATGCTGAAGGGCGCGACCATCTTCCGCTCCGATCACCCGCTCTCCGACATGCTTGCTGCACTCTACGGCTGGAGCGAAGAGCAGAAGCTCGACCTGTTCCGGGTCGCCTCGCAGCTCTAATCCCGACAAAACTCCGGAGTCAGCGAATCATCTCGTGATGGAAGTCCTGTATGAACTGCATCGTGGCCCGTCCAAGTTCAGTCCAGTCCAGGCGCCCACCGATCAGGGTCTGGAATGTGCCGGTGGCGTCTGATGTGAAGTCATCTCCCAAGTGCACAAATCGTCGCTGGGAGCGTCCCTTCCCAGCAAAATAGTCGATGCGATGCTCGTTCATGTTCCGCATATCGCGAATGTCGTTGCGGAAGCGATCGATAAAGAGCGCCGCGTCTTCGGAAATGGCCTTCAGGGGCAGCGCCCAATCCAAGTGATCCACAAGCTGCCCTGCAGCAATGACGAAAAAATGCCGGTCGCGCTCGAAGGCATGAATCCAGGCGTCCGAGTAGCGCGAAGCGCGCATCATCGTGGTGTCGTGTGTCAGCTTGCCAGAAAGGTCGACGACACCTTCAGCCCAGACCCTGACGCCGTGCCGCGCCATGAAACGCTGATCATCTTCGCTTAGGGGTGCTGTGTCCGGTGTAATCGATGACATGATCCTAATAGTGCCCGTCGTCGATGTCCGGCCCGTCGATCTTCCTTGCGATGGCGTCGATGCGAGCGAAGGCCAGGTTCAGAGCGTGCCACAATTGCATCCTGCGCTTGGCAGCGGGTCCTGTGGCCGATGCGGGGATCATCTCGTACTCGTCTCTGATTGCCAGCATCTCGTCATAGGCCTTCTTCCACTCAGGAAAGACAGGGTGGTCTTCGACAGCCATCTCACTTCCTCCGCGGGCCTATTTCCCGACAGTTGAGTGATAAGCCGCTTTACAACCACCTTCAACGGTAGCGGGCAGATTTCTCCATGCCCACCCCCGACATCGCCGCGGCGCTCGTCACCGAGCCGCCCTTGATGGCGCTCGTCGTTTTCGCCGGCCTCGCCTTCGCCGCGCTGGCGACGGCGGCCGTCATCCACGCCAACACCGATCCCGACCAGCCCTAGGGAGGCCGCCATGAACGCATGGCCGAAGCAGTCCGACGTGCTTGCCTATCGCTCCGTCTATGGTGACCCGCGCGGGCCCGGCGGCGGGGTGGTCTCCGATGCCTGGCGGCGCGCCAACCTGGTGACGGTGCCGCCGCCCTTCGCCATGGCCATGGGCGAGATCCGCATCACCAAGATCACCATCCACCGGCACTGCGCCGAGAGCCTCGCCCGGGTCCTCGCCGACATCTGGGAGCGCTCCGGTCGCGACCAGGCGGTGATCGACGATTGGGGCATGTCGGTCTTCTCCGGCTCGTTCAACTACCGCGTCATGCGCGGGCTCTCGACCCTGTCGATGCATGCCTTCGGCTGCGCGTTGGACTTCGACGCGCCGCGCAACGGGCTCGGCGATCCGACGCCGCATTTTGCCACCTGTCCGGAGGTGCTGGCCGCCTTCGCCGCCGAGGGCTGGACCTGGGGCGGTGACTGGAACGGCAACGGCTCCATGGCCGACCAGCGCCGCCATGACGGCATGCACTGGCAGGCCACCCAGCCGATCCGGTGACGCCATGGCCCGCACCCTGAAACGCCCCACCTACGGCTTCACCCGCCGCGCCCTGAAGATGGGCTTCGCCGGCTCCGGCGCCGCGTTCTTCCTGCTGCTCGGCTGCGGCCTCTTCGGTGACGAGCAACTCGCCGCCCGCTCTGCGACGCTGGCGCCGCTGTTCCTGCCGACGATCGCCGCCGTGCTGCTCGGCACGCTCGGCATCCACCGCTTCGCCGGCGCCATGGACTATCGCAGCCAGGCCATGGCGCCGGTCGACCCCGAGACCGAGGGCGGCTGATGTTCGACCTCTCGAAGCCGATCGTCATCGGCCTTGCCGCCCTGGCGCTGGCGGCGGCCCTCACCGGGGCCGTGGCGACTGCGCTGGTCGCATACCGGGGCGCGATCGACGATGCCCGCACCGCCGGCGCCAAGGCCGCCACAGAGGCCCGTGACGCGCACTGGAAGGCCGAGATCGCCAGGAGCAACCAAGCGGTGGCCGAAGCCCGCCTGAAGGCCGCCGAGGCCGCCATGGAAGCCGACCGCGTCGCCCGCGCCGCGGAGGCCCGCGAATCCACCCTGCAAGCCGAACTGGAGAGAGCCAATGCGGCGCTTCCTGATACTGGGGCCGGTGGCCTGTCTCGTGAGCGCGTGTGCCTCCTCTCCCCCGCCAGTTGTGCGGACGGAGCTGCTGCGGCCGGCCGTGCCGGCGGAGGCGCAGCGCCGCTGCGCTGAGCCCGTGGCGCTGCCCGGCCGGCGGCTGACGGAGCGCGAGGTGACGAGCCTCTGGGGCCGCGATCGCTCGGCGCTCAGGACATGCGAGGAACGCCGGGCGGCGGCGGTGGGCGCGGCCGTCTCGCTCGGCGCCATGGAAACGGGCGGCGCGATCGGCGGCGCGGCGGGGCAGGGGAGGTAGTGCATCATGTCGGAGCCGCTCACGGACGCCCACCGCATCGCCAAGCTCGAGACGGACTTCACAGTCCTCTCGAACGAGGTGAAGGGCATCGCCAGCGACCTGTCTGCCTTCGTCGGCGAGCAGCGCGACTTCCGGCAGGAATGGCGCCGGCAGAAGGAGGCGGAGGCCGCCCAGCAGATTGATGCCGCCCGGGCCTCTGCCGAGAACGCCAAGGCCGGTCGGGTGACCCTGCCGCAGTTCATCACCATGGGCTCGTCGATCGCCGGCGTGACGGTGATCATCATCGGCGGCCTTATGTGGATGATCCAGAACGAGACCAAGGCGGCGCGCAACGACGCGATCGCCCAGGTGACGCAGCTCGGCCTTCAGGTGCGCGGTCAGGCCGACACGATCACCTCGACGCAGACGGCCTTGCAGGTCTTCCAGCGCGACACGGCCATCGACCGGGTGAAGCTCGGCCTGGTCGAGCAATCGGCCGCCAACAGCGCCCGCCTGATCCAGTCGATGGAAGGCTACGACGCGGTGCATGCCCGGCAGGACGAGCAGATCAAGGCGCTGCAGCAGGCGATCCGCGACATCGCTGGCAGGATGCAGCGACCATGACGGCGGGGCCGCTGAAGGTGCAGCTCGCCACCGCCAGGGCCCGCGACGGGGTCGTCAGCGTCAGCGTCATCGCCGAGGCGGCGGAGATCGAGCTGGTCTTCCCGCCGATGGCCGCGGCCCGGTTCGCAGCCTTCTTCGTCGAGGCGCTGGGGCAGCTGGCGGTGGGGGCCGTCGGGAAAGGATCAACGCTGGATTTGCGGGTCAAGTAATTGTGCCATAGTCGAAACCGACCCACTAGGCGACCGCGACCACCATGTTCTGTGATTGGATATAGCCCGATCCAATGTGATTTTCGATCATTTTGAAGGCTCCGGCCTGCTCGAAAGTAATCATGCTGGCATGATGTACCGAAAGAACGCGGTCTTGGAGCGTGGGGTCTGCCTCTAGATCTACAACCTTAAGACCAATCGACTTCGCTTTGGCTCGGTGAATATGGCGACTATGGGTCTGTGTAGCTCGATTGCTGCCAAGTTCCGCGATTATCTGAGCGACCTTGGCGTCAACTTGGGGGTCGCCCGCAAACATATTCGAGCGTAGACTTGCATCAACTACGGATTCAGCCATCTTAATTGCATGTTGAACCTGTGTGATAAAGCCAAGATTGTATTTTTGAATGATTGGCTGCCATATGTACGCCATTGAGTTGTTATTGTTTATTTCGTTCTTTGCGCGCTCAAACTCTTCAATTATCGCCTGCGCGGGAGTTCCATTAATTTGGGGGTCAAATGGTCCCAAATTTGAGTGGAGTCCCATGATGATCTCTTTGCAAGAACACGCAATCATCGATCCGCCAGACATGGCCATCTGAGGAATGATGGCGCGGATATCGTTGTTAAATATTTGACGTAAGTAATCGATCAACGACTCGGTGGCCGACATGTCGCCGCCGGGGGTGTGCAGTATCAAGTCCAGCCCGACTCCTTTTGGAAGTCGGTGAATGACAGACATGAAGCCGTTTTTGTCATTGTCGTTGATTCCGAACTCCATTGGCGCAGCACCAGGGCTGTTCCGTTTCTGGAGCCATCCGGAATAATAGCTAATAACGTTGCGCTTGGTATGACGTGCAAGCAGTCTCAGATACTTCCGACGTATGACGTCAGTCGTGTGACCGCTCCTGCGGACCTCGTTCAGAATCTCGCCCCAGTTCGGCATTGCCCCTCTCGCCCTGCTGTCGCACGCTGTTGACTGCGTGCTGCTCGACAGAAACTGCGGGGGACAGCGTGGTGGTCGTGATACGCACGCACATGCTATCGAACTTCTTGTCGGCGATGAACCCAAAGAAGTCCGCCAAGTCGCTCGGAGCGCTCGTGTGCATTTGGTCCTCCCAGGTCGTAGCCGGCGCGCTTATGCGCGATGACCACACATCGCGTGGGGCCGTACTGCGACTCTCGACCTGAACCATTGATGAATCGTTAACGATTTGCAACTGCCAATTGCTGCGCATTCATTCGACACGCGTGCCGACCTGCTGCGCTTGCGTGGGCGTGGTGGCTTTCGACGCCAACTTGTTCCCATCCTGGAGGGCGACTGACTGGTAACGCCACCGACCGCGCTATCAGCCTCGCCCGCGCCAGGCGGTAGCAATTGGCGTCGGCGGCCGGATCACCGGCACCTTCGACGGCACGACGCCGATCAGCGGGATGGCAATGGCCTGCGGTCTGGTCTTCATCGTGGCTCTCCTTTTCGCGGCATGACCCGTGGCCAGTCCGGCATGCGCTGCACCTGGTGGCCGCCGCACGCCGAGCATGTCGGCCGCCGGCCGGCCGTCGGAAACCGCTGGTGGTCCTTCGCGCCCATAGCCTCGAAGCTCAGCACGCCAGACTTGCCGCAGCCGGTGCACCAGAGCCGCATGCCGGTGACGCCCTGGCTCTTCAGGTGGCCGATCGTCGGCGGCGCCGCGCTCTCGCGCCTCTCGCTTGAGTCGACTACCCGGGTGCCGTGGCGGAGAAGGACGGTGCGTCCCGGCCGCTCACCGCGGGCGGCATCATAGGCGGCGCGGGCGACGACCATGTTCTGGGCGACGGCGATCGTCTCGCTCAGACGCTCGCCATCCCAGATCTCCACCGTGAAGGGGCTCTCGACCTTCCCACCCATCTCCGCCCGCCTGTGCCATCCGAACCGGGCAGGCGGGGCGGCGGCGCGCAAGCGCCACCCACTGCGGGACAAGCCGGCAAGCAACCCCCGCATCGCCTGACCACGTTCCGTGAAAGCGACCCGCCGCACGCACCGGTGCGCGGCGGTACGCTATCTTGTTCCCGGAATGTTCTCAATGGTCCCTGTGAATGACGGCTCCCGCCGGGTGCGCCCGGTCCATCCCGCTGCGGCCTATATCGGCGGCAAGAAACAGCTGGCCCGGCGCCTCGTCGCCATGATCGCGGCGGTGCCGCACGAAACCTATGCCGAGCCCTTCATCGGCATGGGCGGCGTGTTCCTGCGCCGCGAGCGCGCGCCGAAATGCGAGGTCATCAACGACATCTCCGGCGATGTCGCGACCTTCTACCGGATCCTGCAGCGGCACTATGAGCCGTTCATGGACATGCTGCGCTGGCGCGTCACCGGCCGGGCGGAGTTCGAGCGGTTGATGGCCACCGACCCGGCGACGCTGACGGACCTCGAGCGCGCCGCCCGCTTCCTCTATCTCCAGCGCACCGCCTATGGCGGCAAGGTCGCCGGCCGCAGCTTCGGCGTCTCGCCCGGCACGCCCGGCCGCTTCGATGTCGGCCGCCTGGCGCCGATCCTCGACGAGCTGCACAACCGCCTCGCCGGCGTCGTCATCGAGCGGCTGCCCTATTCCGAGCTCATCCAGCGGTATGATTCCCCCGGCACGCTCTTCTACCTGGACCCGCCCTACTGGGGCAGCGAGACGGACTATGGCGCCGGCGTCTTCGGCCGCGAGGACTTCGCAAGCCTCGCCGCTCAACTCTCCGGGATCTCCGGTCTGTTCATTCTCTCGGTCAACGACGTGCCCGGCACCCGCGAGGCCTTCGCCGCGTTCGACATCGAGGGCGTGGACCTCACCTACACGATCGCTGGCGGGGAGGGGACCTCGGCCAAGGAGATCATTGTCTCGTCGAAGGGGCTTCCGCGAGAGGCCCTGACGATGACGCTGCTCTAGCACTAGAAGTCATTATATCGGTCGATCTATCCTTGGGCGGAAGGGAACAGATATGCACCGAGCGATTTGAACCATCTGATTTGGGCCTCACTAGGCCGCACCGAATTTGGGAGATCGAGCCTGATTGTGTTTCCCTCGTCGGACACGAATGTTGAAGGCGCGGTAGGCCATTGTCATCGCTGGGTGAGCGTGCCCACCTAATGCCGGCTATTGCAAGCCCGCTTGCAGTTCCGGCTGATGTAGCTCTCAACGAATTTCCGGCCTCTTGGCACGCTTCGTCTCCGGCTTCTTCTTCAATGGCAGCTAGGCGGTGCGCGCGGCGACAACAATCGATGGGGGGTCAGACCCCTGTTCAACCTTGTGCACGGGAGACAGCTGTACCGACCGCAACCGACGCTCCCGGCGCGCAACTGTGTAGGTATTGTTACGCCCCACCACTTCAGCGTGTATATGGGGATAACTGCTCGGTCGCCTCTTGCGTCCGACAAACGTCGCCAGCGCATAATTGCCCCAAGGGGAGAGGGGCACGAGTATGTTTAGGCGGATAGCAATTTTAAGTGCGTGCGTTCTGTCTTCAATGTTGAGCGGCTGTGCGGGCATTCGGGAAGAGCTATCCAATCGTGGCGGCTTTGTAGATGCACAGGCGGACTATTGGCTATATCCTGCCAATCGCCCAGGTCCACGCGTCCTTCGCGCCTACGCGCTTCAAGCAGGGCTGGTTCAGCTAATATCGACCGCGCCCGTAAGCAGCACAGCGCGCGCCGCGATGCTAAACCAAATCATCAATGCGAACGACCGGTTGCGAGAGACGATGGTTTGCGCTGCAAGCGAGCAGTGTTTCTACTTCGATACGGTAATGAATGAGTACGAGGACTCGCTGCTTCAGCTCGCAATTATGGCGTTCGATACCGAAAGCCGACGAAATCTTCTGGCGCGCGCTGCATCATTTGCAACCGGCTCGCGGGGGGCGGGTATTGCGGTGGGAGCGATTCTGGCCGTGGCGGCCGATGGCTTCAGAGCGGGAAGATCGGTTGGCGCCTTGTATCGGGACTTCGCTGCAATGCAGGTGCGCTTCTTTCTGAATGAGTCAACCGTTCCCGGTATGCCGGGCTATCCGGATGCGAGAAGCCGAATTCAACGTGCATTCGAGTCCTCACCATCTGACATTGAAACTTGGCGCGTAGCTCTGAGTGCTGCTTACGCCGCTGGCTACGAAGCTCCGGCCACCGCGGCCAACTTCAATATGATCAGAGGGTTTGTCGGATACTCATGTCGGAACGTCGGCTTTAACGACGAGGGGGTTCGCCAGTGCATTGGCAATATCAATTTCCCAGTCGCAGCGACGATGCTGCCGCTGGGGTCGGTCGTCCCACCCAACGACCCGACCGCGGGATCTGATATCTCGGCAGATGACGCAACAGGCATATTCACCGTACCCTCGCGGAGGTCAGGTGGCGTGACGACACAACGACGCCCGGCGGCTGTCCCAGTAGAGCCCGCGCCGCCACCACCAGAAGCCGCTCCGAGAGCGTCTCTCCCGGCTCGGCCTGCGCCTGCGGACCGCAGCTCGCCGCCAGGGGCTCTCGCTGGCCCCATACCCGGCTCGGCCGGCGAAGCGGCGGAGAGCTTCGCAATCGGCTCCTGGAACACCCGAGGGCCCAACTCCGCCGCATATGAACGGTGGCGGCAGATTATTCTCTCGGAAATTCCCCAGACTTCTCCGCTCATAGCAACGGTCCCCGGCGGGATTGAGACATTCTGCCCCTCCTTCCAAAAAGCAAATGTAGAACAGAGAAGGGCGATCTGGTTTGGGCTGTTGTCGGCATTAATCTACGAAGAGAGCAGTTACAGACCAAGCTTAGTGAATAAAGAGGTCGTGTCAGGCGGCGATGAGGTGCTGAGCTCCGGCCTCCTTCAACTCTCCATTCGCTCTGCGCAGCAATCGCAGTATCGATGCGAGATACGTGATCAAGCCGACTTGCTTGATCCCGAGCGCAATTTGCGGTGCGGAGTTCGCATCGCGACCTATCACGTTGGCCAGGCTGGGCGTGTCGATGGACGCGCCGTCAGCGCCAACGGTCGCACTACATGGCTAGGCCTCGCTAGCTATTGGGGGCCACTCCGCCACACTGGCGACAACGCCCGGTCCACCGCTCGGCGCTTGGCATCGAGGGCACGCATTGCGTCATTTACCAAGTCCCTTCCTTACTGCAATATTCCCTAGATCCGGGCACCAAGCTCGCCATGGGGCTTGGCAATGACTTCAAGCGGCCGTTACGAGATCAGGCGCGCGACGCCAACAATGCCGTATGGACAGTCGAGGTGCTGGTTTGAGTTTCAGCCAGACACGGTTGGACGCGGGCAGGCATCCCTGTGGGCCTCGCGTCGGGAGGTCAAGTTAATCCCGGCGCGGCTGCCGCCCCCTACGGCGGTAGGTCAACCGGTGACCCCTCAAAACGTGATGGGCAGCGGCTAGCCTTTCGCCGTGTAGGTGGCTACCCACTGCCATCCTGAATACTTGTCGCCACGCTCCCGAATGTGCGTGTAGCGCTGCAGGGACATCCAGGATCGGTGTCCGGACGATGCCGCCACCTGGGGGATGCCCCGACCCAATTCAAAGAGCCTCGAGACGCCATCGTGCCGCAGATCGTGGAAGTGCAGGTCGTGGATCCCGAGGATCTTGCAGGCCCGGGTGAAGGCGGCACTGAGCGACCGCGGGTTGTATGGGAAGACGCGGGTGTCGGTCTTCGGCATGGCCTTGATGATGCCGACTGCGGTCGGATCCAGATCGCACCAGACGTCGTTGCCGGCCTTTTCTCCAGGGCTCTTCATGTCGCGAACCAGCACGCGCGTATGCGTCTCGTCGAAGTCGTCCCAGGTGATCCGGGTGATTTCCTCGAGGCGACGGGTTGAGAAGATTGCGAAGGCGCAGATGACATGCATCGGCGCCGAGTCATCGCGGTGCGCCGATCGTCTCTCGAAATGCGCCATGATCCGGTCCATCTCGTCGATCGTTGGGCGCCTCTCGCGGCTTGCCGACTTAGCGGTATAGCCGAGCCGCCGGCAGGCCTTCATCGCCTTCTTCAGCACCATCTCATCGAGCGGATAGCCCCAGGCGGTTTCTGCGATCGCGTAGACCGCGCCGAGGTGGGCCATGTAGTTGGCAACCGTCTGCGGCTTACGCCCTCCCGCCTGGTCTCTGGCATAGTCGAAGAGATCGCTGGTGGTGATAGCGTCGCAGGGCTTGGCGGCTAGATCGTGATTCTTGATCGCGTTCAGGACTTGAGTCTTGGTCCGCCCGATAACCTTGCCGTTCTCGCTGATGTAGCGGCTGACGGCATCGTGGAGAGTGACGACCCGGCGGACGGTCTTAATCGACTCCAATGCCCCCGGCTTCGCCAGCTCGGCTTCGCGCTTCCTGATCCAGGCCGTCGCTGCGGGGCGCCTGTCGAAGGTCTTTGTTTCGCGAAGGATCGACTTCCCATCGCGCATGACCGCGATCTGCGCCATATAAGCGGTGGAGCCGTCCTTGCGCTTGCGCTCGACGATGGTGCCCATGGATTTACAGCACGGCCAGAATTTCTACAGCGCGTGCTGTAAACGATATCGGAAACGGTGGCAAACGAGCCGAAAACGTGACAGGAATGAGCGATCAAAGCGGGGTGCAAAGCGGCATGAACGCTGGCGAGGTGGCCAAGATCAGCCCCTGGCGCTTCTCCGTGGCGCCGATGATGGACTGGACCGACCGCCATTGCCGGGCGTTTCATCGCATCCTGTCGCGGCATGCCCTTCTCTACACGGAGATGGTGACGGCCAATGCCGTCATCCACGGTGATCGCGAGCGCCTCCTCGGCTTCGATGCGGCCGAGCATCCGGTCGCCCTGCAACTCGGCGGCGCGGATGCGGGGGCCCTGGCGGAGGCCGCGCGCATCGGCGAGGACTTCGGCTACGACGAGATCAACCTCAATTGCGGTTGCCCGTCGGACCGCGTCCAGGGCGGAAATTTCGGCGCCTGCCTGATGGCTGTCCCCGACGATGTTGCACGCGCGGTCGCGGCCATGAAGCGGGCGGTGAGCATCCCCGTGACGGTGAAATGCCGGATCGGCATCGACGATCAGGACCCGGAAACGGCGCTCGACGTCTTCGCCGACGCAGTGGTCGCCGCCGGCGCCGACGCGTTGATCGTCCATGCCCGCAAGGCATGGCTGCAGGGCCTGTCGCCGCGCGAGAACCGCGAGATTCCGCCCCTCGACTACAGCCGTGTCTTCCGTCTGAAGGCGCGGCTGCCGCAGGTTCCCATCGCCATCAACGGGGGGATCGCCGATATCGCTGCGGCGCAGGAACTGCTGGAGCCGCGCGACGGCGTGGTGCTGGACGGCGTCATGCTCGGGCGCGCCGCCTACCAGTCGCCCGCGATCCTGCGCGATGTCGATCCGGTCTTCTTCGGCGCCGCGGCTCCCGTCGCGACGGCGGCCGAGGCCATCGAGGCCTTGCTGCCCTATGTCGAGCGCCGCTTGGCCGAAGGTGTCCGGCTCTCGGCAATGACGCGACACCTGCTCGGCCTGTTCCAGGCGGTTCCCGGCGCGCGTCAGTTCCGCCGCCATCTCTCGGTGGAGGCGGTGAAGCCCGGCGCCGGGGTCGAGGTGCTGCGCGACGCGCTGGCGCTGG